AAAAAGCTGGTTCAATCGCTTCGGGACTTTCCTGAGATGGCTAACGTCCGACCGATAGTAGTTAACAAAGAGATGGTTGTATTGGGCGGTAATATGCGGCTCAAGGCGATGCAAGAAGCTGGGTGGTCAGAGGTACCCGTTGAAGTTGTTGATTGGTCAGAAGAAAAACAGCGCGAGTTTATCATCAAGGATAACGTAGGATTCGGAGAATGGGACTGGGACGAGTTGGCGAATACTTGGGATGCTGAAGAACTCAAAGACTGGGGCTTGGATGTTTGGCAACCCGAAGAGGAAGTTGACTACTCAATACTCGATGAAGAGGATGTTGACGACCAACTTCAAGATATGGCAGATGGCGTTAAGAAAGCTATTCAAATTGAGTTTGAGCCTGACCACTATGACGAGGCTTACGAGCTGGTTAAGTTTTGGCGCGACCAAGACGCCTACGTTGGCAAGATGATTCTTGACTTCTTGAAATCAGAAAAGAACAACCTATGAATTGTCTCGTTTGCATACCGAGCAAGGCAAGACCAAACAACATAAAGAAGTATGTTGAGCCGTTTATGCAAAGGCTTGGTCTTGATTACAAAATATTTGTGGAGCCTCAGGACAAAGAATTATACAATTTCTCCAATGTAGTAACTCTTGATGCAAACAATAAAGGTTTAGGGTATGCTACTTCATTTGCAAAGAATTACGCAGAACAAAACGGATATGAACTGTACTTTAGAATAGACGATGACGTAAGCGCAATAGGTAATATAGAAAATGATATTGATAAAATTATTAAGGCTTTTGATATACCTCAAGTTGGAGCAGTTGTATTCCCATATGATTTTGAATGGTATTCAATTACAAATAAGCTATTTACAAGAAAAAATAAAAGATTACAAACTTGTTATTTAATTAGGACAAAAGCACTATTTACTAATTATAAAATAAAATGTTTTGAAGATTTTTATTATTTTATGATGCTTAGAAAAAATAATTATGATACTTTATTTTGTTCGCGGCATTTTATAAAGTGCCCACCTATTGGGACAAATCATGGCGGCCTACAAGAATATGATAGGTCTGAATTAGCATTAGCATCTATAAATATATTCAAAAGTATTGATCCAAGCATAAAGGTTATAAGTAAGCCCGACAAACCTTGGAAATACGAGCCTAAGTTTACGGATAAGAAATACAGAAGTAAAAAGATATGAAACGAATAGACCTCAATCAGATAGAACACGCTGTAAAAATTGGCGACCAATGCCCAGCGTTTGAGCCTAACGTAACAGAGGACTGTATATTTTACGCAGATGGTGAGCCTATTGGTTTCTTTATGCGGAAGATGCCTGAGAAGATGTGTAAGCTGGCAGACCTTGCAGATAAGGAATTAAGAAGCGAGAATGTTCCAAAGTCATCAATGGACAGAAAACCTACAGACGGGTTTGATGAAGAAAAAGGAATTTACAAATACAAAAACGTTATTAAACAATGGTCTGTCATACTTGGAAGCACACCTCCAAAACCACACATGAAAAGACCTTACGCATCAAGAAGCAGCGTTCACCAAGTTAAGTCAGCGCAAACCTTTATAAAGGCTATGTTATTACTTGCGAAGGAAAGCGAGAAGCTAATAGCTGAGATAATGCCCGACCAATACCAAAGGCAAAAAGAACTGTTTAATAATGTTCCCGACAAATGGAAGTTCGGTAACCTTTTCACATCTTCAATTAGCAACTACAACATCAGCGCACCGTTTCACAGAGACACGGGAAACATCAAGAACACGGTTAACGTCATAATCACTAAACGCAGAAACAGCAAAGGGGGCAATCTTCATGTGCCAGACTACGGAGCCACAATAGATCAATGTGATAATTCTATTTTGGTTTATCCAGCTTGGAGAAATGTACACGGGGTTACACCGATAGAACCTACGTTTGAAGGTGGTTACAGAAATAGCCTTGTTTTCTATCCTCTAAACGCATTTCTTTCAAAGGACTAACAAAGGTGAGCAAGAAGGTAAAACAACCGCATGGAGGGGCTATAAATCGCTTTGAGAAGGGCGAGAGCGGCAACCCGAAAGGGCGACCCAAGAACGTGGAGACACTACTGAAGGAACACTTCTTGGATGAGCATAACGTAAAGCTGTCGAAGGGTCAGGTGCAGGATATCATAAAGAACGTACTCGGCAAATCAAGAAGCGAGTTAGTAGAGTTGGCAAAGAACGACCAGTTGCCTTTTTGGATTGCTCTCATAGCAAAGAAAGCCCAACGCGATTACGAGAAGGGTTCGATACATATCTTGGATGTGTTATTCGATAGGGTCTACGGCAAGCCGAAAGAGGAGGTAGAGCAGACCGTTAACGGTGGCAAGCCTGACAAGGTGGAGATTGTCATACATCGACCTGAGAAGAAATGAAAGAGTGCCCTATCTGCCATAAAGTAGGATTCCATAAAATGAGCTGCCCAACGCAGAAGGTAACTGTATTCATGTCAGAATCTAAGCAGTCAGGTCAAAAACTGACGAAACCAAGCAAATTGTCAACCAATAAACTGACGTGAAGGTTGAAGGAACTGGCGTATTTGATGACTTGTGGCAAGCCCTTGATGATAAATCCATTCGGGGAATTGTGCTTGAGGGTGGAAGCCGTTCCTCCAAGACGTGGAGCATCTGCCAAGCCCTCTACCTTACAGGACTACAAGAACCGAAGAGAATTGCAATTGCGAGGTTCAGGCGTACGTGGATTAAGCCGACCGTACTCGATACGTTCAAGAAAGTATTACAAAGCCTTGAGGTGTGGGAAGATGATGCGTTCAATAAGACCGATCTGATCTACTCCGCTCACGGGTCTACGTTTGAGTTCTACGGTCTTGACGATTCGCAGAAGCTGCACGGTATAGAAACAGACTACTTTTGGCTGAATGAGGCTATTGAAACATCAAAGGATGACTTCGACCAATTAGAGCAGCGTTGCAAAGGGAAGTGGATTCTCGATTACAACCCTTCCACAGACGAGCATTGGATATACGACAACGTACTGAAACGGGACGATGTGGTACTTATCCATTCCACGATGCTGGACAACACGTTCTTAGACCAGCATATCCGAGACAAGATAAACAGCTACGAGCCAACGCCTGAGAACAAGGCACGAGGCACAGCAGACGAATACAAGTGGAAGGTATACGGATTAGGTCAGAGGTCAAGAAGAGAAGGTGCTATCTACGAGAACTGGCAAGAAACAAAAGATTTTCCAACGGGTTACAAGTGGAAAGCCTACGGACTCGACTTCGGGTTTACAAACGACCCTACTGCACTTGTGGAGGTACTTTATCAAGATGGGAAATTATGGGTTCGTGAAGTGCTTTACGAAACAGGGTTAACCAATGCAGACATTGCGAGGAAGTGCGGACTACAACGAAGTGATGAAATCATAGCCGACTCAGCAGAACCGAAGAGCATCGAGGAAATAAGACGAGCTGGTTTCAGAATACGACCAGTTGCCAAAGGTCAGGACTCTGTTCGGTCAGGCATCGACAAGCTGAAGAGTGTGCAGATAATGGTACACCAAGACTCGGTTAACATCATTCGAGAGCTCAGGAACTACGCATGGAAACGGGACTACAAAACTAACGCGGTAACCAACCAACCCGAAGACGATAACAACCACGCACTCGATGCGCTGCGTTATGTAGCAATGGAGAAGCTGAAGGTTAATGCTGGGAAATATACAATTCGTTAGACACAAAAACACAGATTCGCTATTTATTACTGAGATGCTTGAAAGACTGAACAAAATATGGCGGATGCAAGAGGCTTACACGGACTATCCGAAAGCCGCAAGCGAGAACGCCAAAGCCGCACTAAGATGGGCGGAAAAAAACGGGTGGAAAGGTTGTGGAACTGCCGTTGGAAAGGCAAGAGCGAACCAACTCGCGAACCGTGAGCCTATCAGTTTAGAATACGGCACAAAAGGAACTCCAATAGAAAGTTGGGCGAAGGTTGCGGACGTTTGATGTGGTTAGCTTGGGGCGGAGATGAAGGCGTTAACTGGGCTATCAGAAAAATAAAGCAGATAAAGAATGAAGATTGAACTACCTAATAGCTGGGAGGGCGTAACTGTTGAGCAGTTCCAAGCACTCCAGCGAATCCTGGCGGAGAAGGGCGAAGAGTACCCGACCAACGTGGCTATCATTTCTATAATGTCAGGCATTCCAGTAGATGAGATAGAAACCTACTCACTTAAGACCTACGCTAAGTGTATGCAGACGCTTTCTTTCCTTACCGAGCAATTGGTTGGAGAGGTACAGAAGGTGGTTGAATTTGAAGGCGTTAGATACGATGTGATAACAGACGTTTACAACTTGAACGGAGGGCAGTACATTACGTTGATGCACTTGATGAAAGACCCTGACAAAGTTATCGACCAGCTCCACGAGGTTATGGCGGTGTTTCTTGTTCCTAAAAAGAAAACATGGTACGGATGGAAGAAAGGCAAGTATGACCCTGAGCGACACAAGGAAATCTCGGAGGCAATGCTTCAAGCACCTATGACAATC